TCCACTTTTTGAAAACTTCGATTCCCATTACTCCCCCTGCGGTGCTGCGCGCAGCAATTCGAGAAGCGTTTTAGCTTCCCATTTGTAGTGATCCGACTCCGCCGACTCCGCCGACGCCGCCGACGCCGCCGCCGACTTCGCCGACCACGACGCCGACGCCGACGACGCCGACGCCGCCGCCGACGCCGCCGACCACGCCGCCGACTACGCCGACCACGCCGCCGACTTCGCCGACCACGACGCCGACGCCGACCACGCCGCCGACGCCGCCGACCACGCCGCCGACTCCGCCGACTCCGCCGACGCCGCCGACGCCGCCGACGCCGCCGACTTCGCCGACCACGCCGCCGACCACGCCGCCGACTTCGCCGACCACGACGCCGACGCCGCCGACGCCGACGCCGCCGCCGACTTCGCCGACCACGACGCCGACGCCGCCGAATCCTCCGAACCGCTAAGCTTAAGTTCGCAACACGCAATCACCTGTTCAATAGCTGCAACGCACTGAACGGCGTACGGTTTTTTATTCGAAAGCAAGCGGTCTCGTGCTTGAGCGTGGCGTTTAACCGCGAGTTGCCAACGAACTTTCTCGACATTCGCACCGACAGGCACCGATTCCAGAAAGTCAACAGCAAACTGTTGTGCTTCAATAGCGGGCAAGCCCTCGAAGACTCGATCTTCAAGACGCGCAAGCCATTGCGGAAGCCCAAGTTCATGTTCATAAGCGTTGTGATCATATTTCTCAAGCGTGCACCCGACAGCGCAACCATGCGAACCGTCATAGCCAGTACCTTGAATGATTTCATCCGCAGCATGATGCGCCTTGAGACGCGCCAAGTACTTTTCTTTTACTGCCAGGTCACCGTGAAACGCTTTCATTTAGTACTCTCCTGAAATAAGTTGTCCTGCGAATTCGCGAATGAGACCGTCCGAACATTCACCTAAGTAGATCGCGCACATCATGGCGCTTGCTAGTCGTGACATGGTGTTCTCCTGTTGTTAAGAGAACTATAGCAAACGCAAAACGAGATAGCAAGTGCAAAATTGTCTTGACACGCGCGCGCACCGTCACTTAAATTTCTATCTGCGGTACACAACCCCACTTAGGAGAAAAGAATGCTTGAAGAAAGTATTGCCGAACTGACAGCCGCTGTTAAGGCGCTTACGCAGATGTTGAACAATCATCCGGCGGTAGCAGGCACGCCGCATGCTATAGCTACGTTGGGGCTTGGCGATTCGCCCATTGCGCCAGTTAGCAAGGACAACGAAGTCATCAAGAAGCGCGAAAAGAAGATCGTTGAAGAGGAGATTGCGGAAGCAAAAAAGCCGGAGACGTCATCCGAGAGCACTACCGACACTTCGCCGCCTTCCGAGAACGAATCCGCGCCGGTCACCTATGACGACGTGAAGAAAGCAACGAACTCGCTGTCGGCTGCCAAGGGCCGTGACGCTACGATTGCCGCACTCGCGAAATTCGAAGTTACCCGCGCGACGCAACTTGTCGAAGCACAATGGCGGGAGTACATCGCTTACGCTGAAAAGGTGATCGCCGATGAGTGACTACCACGCCATAGCTTCGCCGTCATCGGCTGAGAAGTGGCTCGCCTGCCCTAACTCACTGGCGGCCGAAGTCGGGCAACCCGATACAGCCGGCGCGGCTGCTGACTTGGGTACGGATAAGCACTCACTGCTTACCGACTGCCTATTCTTAGGCACGGACGCTTCGCTGTACATCGGCCGCATTATGGGGCGCGGGCATAAGGTTGACGAAGCGTTCGCCGCCGATGTGCAAAACGTGGTTGACAACGTGCGAGCCAGGATCAAGAACTATGAGAACCTGGGTTACCGCGTCGAGATGGATCTCGAACAAGAGGTTCCTATCGATCACATCACGGGCGAACAAAACGCAACCGGGCGCGCGGACATTGTGCTCCGGGTCTACACGAAGCTCGGCAACTGGGCCGAAGTGATCGATGCGAAATTCGGCTATTCAGAAGTGCAACCGGAAACGCCGCAACTTAAGCTTTACGGGGCCGGTGTAGTCGAGAAGTTCGCATTGACTGACGACTTCGATTTCATCACCTGTGTCATCGAGCAGCCGGCGCGTAGCAAGGAGTCAATTGAAGCGCCGGCAATCAAGACTGCTGATCTGCTTCAATGGGTTGAGGAAATCGCGAAGCCCGCCGCACAAAAGGCGCTTCTGATTCGCTCAATGGTTGGCGAACGCGCTTTGAAGACAGAGGACTTCAAAGTAACCGAGAAGGGTTGCCAGTGGTGCAAAGCGGCTGCAGTATGCCCGGCTCGCGTTGCGCATGTCGAGGAAGTGATCGCTGCTTCGTTTGAGGATATCGGCGACATGACGAAGGACGGCATTGCACTGGTCGCCGATCTTATTGAGCCGGAATCTTTAGGTGCAAAGTTCGAGCACTTGGAAGTCATCGAAGACTGGATCAAAGCGGTTCGCGCACGCATTGAAATCGAGCTACTGGCGGGAAAGAAGATCCCAGGCGTTAAGCTCGTCGCGGGCAAGAAGGGAAACCGCCAATGGGCTAGCGACGAAGAAGCGGAGGCGATGCTCAAGAAGTTCCGCGTGAAGATCGACCAGATGTACAGCTTCAAACTGCTCGGCCCGAAACCTATCCTGGAAGTAATGAAAGATCGGCCGCGCCAGCTAAAGCACATCGAGGCGTTGATCGTGCAGCCCGCCGGAAAACCGCATGTTGCACTTGACTCGGACAAACGTCCGGCACTTGAAATTAAACCCGTCGAAGATGGCTTTGAAGCGGAGGATTTATGCTGAATGATGCCGAGAGCGCGGCTTACAGAGATGGGTGTAACTGCTGCGTTTTTCCGCGCGATCATGTTGCCGCGATCGATGAGGCGCTTTCGATCATCAAGCAGCAGAAGCTACTGACCATTTCTGACTACCGCCTCATTGGCAAACTTGAATCGACGATTTATTACCTCGAAAATTATTAAGGAAATATCATGGAACTGATGCTCAAGAACGTACGTATCGCATTTTGCCAATCCGCACTCGGTGACGCCGAAGACTACGAAGGCAACAAGAACTTCCGCCATTCGGCCACGTTCATTGTCGAACCGGGCAGCGCGAACGACAAACTGATCCAAGACGCCATCAAGACCGAAGCGGCAACGCTTTGGGACAAGAAGGCGGAAGGCATGCTCGAAGACATGCGCGGCAGCAAGACGCAATGGTGCTACCCGAAGAACAAGAAGGACAAGTCCGGCGAAGTGTACGAAGGCTTCGAAGGCGTGTTCGCGCTGGGTTCACACCGCAAGCAGAAGGACGGCAAGCCGACGTTGCTTGACAACATCAAAGATCCGGCCACGGGCAAGGCTGCAAAGTTGACGGGAAACGAAGGTCGCTTGTACGCCGGCTGCTACGTTAACGCCAAGGTCTCGATCTACTGCCAGGCGGGCACCAACAGCGGCGTTCGCTCTTCACTGCTCGGCATCCAGTTCTGCCGGCCGGGCGATAGCTTCGGCGGTGCGGGTGTTGCGAAGGACGATGAGTTCGACGCGATTGACGCGCCGGAAGGTGACGACCTCGCCTGACCATGGCGCGCTTCCACGTTCGCTGTAGCAAGTGCGAAGCGCGATTTGTTTTCAAGAAGCGTCCCGAAGAGTATGTGCGCCCGCCCAAGTGTTGGTCTTGCGGCGGGCGAAAGTACAGAATCGACAAGTGGATGCACAAGCGCGATACGCACGCCATGGGCTGCGCGTGTATGGGCTATAACTGGGGCGGAATAATGCACAGAATAGGTTCCCTGCACTGCGGGTACAACACTGACGGATCGATGAGAGAAATAGAATATGAAACTCTGGCTTGACACAGAGACGTTCAGCGAAGTGCCAATAGCGAACGGCACGCACGCTTACGCCGAGCCCGCCGAAATAATGCTGATGACGTGGGCCGTTGACGACGGCGCTGTTCAGTGTTGGGATTTGACCGAACCTGTTCAAAGCCACGATGAACTGCTTGATACCGTCTTAGCCGCCGATGAGTACTGGTGGCAGAACGGGGGGATGTTCGACCGGGTAGTGCTGAAACACGCGCAGCCCTATCTCTACAAACACATGCCCGAACACAAATGGCGGGACACGATGGTTCAAGCGCTCGCCCACGGGTTGCCGGGTTCGCTTGGCGCGCTCTCCGAGATCTTCAAGCTCGGCGACAACGCGAAGGACAAACGCGGCAAGCAGCTGATTCAAATGTTTTGCAAACCGCAAAGCAAAACCAGCAAGTTGCGGCGCAAGACTCGCCTCACGCATCCGGCCGAGTGGGAAGAGTTTAAGGAGTACGCAAAGTCGGACATTCGCGCGATGCGTGAACTCCACAAGAAGATGCCGAAGTGGAATTACCCCAACAACGCCGCAGAATTGAATCTGTGGTTTCTCGATCAACGCATGAATATGGCAGGTATCTATGTCGATACGGAACTTGCAGAAAAGGCGATTGAAGCGGTTGATATCGCGCAATCGTCTTTGGCACAGCGCACAAGTGAAGCGACCGGCGATAAAGTTACTTCGGCTACGCAGCGAGATAAGCTACTTGCGTACATTCTCAAGGAACATGGTGTTTCCTTGCCCGATATGCGGGGCGATACCTTGGAACGAAGACTATCTGATCCGGGGCTACCTGACGCAGTTCGTGATCTTATCGCAATCAGATTGCAAGCATCGACCAGTTCGGTAAGCAAATATAAACGCCTAATCAAAGGTGTAAGCAGTGACGGTTACTTGCGCGGGCTCACGCAGTTCAACGGCGCCGCACGCACGGGCCGCGATGCGCACCGACTCTTCCAGCCCGGTAACATGATGCGGCCCACGATATCCCAATCGGATATCGAGATCGGCATTGACGCGATCAAAGCTGGGTGCGCGGATCTGATCACAGACAACGTGATGGAACTCACCTCCAACACGATGCGCAGTGTGATCATCCCGCCGCCGGGTTACAAGATCGTCGTTTCGGACTTGGCGAACATCGAGGGGCGCGTTGCGGCGTGGGTTGCCGGCGAAACGTGGAAGCTACAAGCGTTTAGGGATTACGACGCCGGCACCGGTCCTGATCTGTATGTGAAGGCCTACAGCGAAGCGTTCCGCGTGGCGCTCGCAGAAGTCACCAAGAAGCTTCGCCAAATCGGTAAGGTAATGGAGTTGATGCTTGCTTACGGCGGCGGCGTAGGCGCGTTCCTGACGGGGGCCGCGACATATGGTATCGACCTGGATGAACTCGCGCGCACGGGGCGCGACGCGATTCCTGATAGCGTTTGGGCTGAAGCAGAGAATTTTTGGCAATGGTCGGTTGACACGAAGCGAAACACCTACGGCCTTTCACACGACACGTTTTGTGTTTGCGACTCGATCAAGCGCATGTGGCGGGCATCGAACAGCGCTATCAGTTCGGTATGGGCGAAGCTCGAAGGCGCGGCGCGCAACGCGATCAACGAACCCGGCGAGAACTTCAAAGTAGGTCACGTTACGTTTCGCCGTGACGGCAACTGGCTTCGCTGTATTCTGCCAAGCGGTCGCGCTTTGTGCTACCCGTCGCCGCGCGTGAACGACGAAGGCCAGATCAGCTACATGGGCCAGAATCAGTACACGCGTCAATGGTCCAGGCTTACGTCATACGGCGGTAAGCTGCTTGAAAACATCTGTCAGGCCATGGCGCGTGACGTGATGTTCTACAACATGCCGCGCATCGAGGAAGAGAACTACAGCATACGCGTACGTATTCACGATGAACTGATCACGTACGCGCCAGACGGCTTGATGTACGGCCCGAAGCACTTGTCTAAGCTACTCGCTATCGTGCCCACCTGGGCACCGGGATTGCCGCTTGCCGCTGCCGGGTTCGAGGGTTACCGCTACAGAAAAGACTAGTTGCATTTGCGTTTTGCATTTGCTATAGTTCTCTCAACGCAACGAGGAGATTACATGTTTTCAAGAGACGCAAAACACAATCGCCGAACCCCGCGCACGATTCAGGAAGCGTTCGGCGCGTACCATCGTTATGACATTACGGTGTGCCGCAAGCACGAACTGTTGTGCCTGATTGCCGCCGCTTTGGTAATGGCGGGTATCGGTTTGCTGATTGGGTGGCGGGGATGAAAGGTCTTGCTTGGGGTGTCCTATCTGCAGCGAACGGCGCGGTACTTGCTCTTCAAACAGAGCAAGGAAATACAGTACACGCGGTCATAGCTGCTTTCGCGCTGTTCACGTCTGTGATGCTCTGTTGGATTTCGGAATGAGAGAACGCGACGTTGAAACGTACTTCGTGCGCCGCGTGAAGGAAGCCGGCGGCTTGCAACGCAAGTTCGTAAGCCCCGGCCACCGGGGCGTTCCTGATCGGATCGTTGTGTACTTCGGGGATGTGTACTTCGTGGAGCTTAAAGCACCGGGCAAAGACTTACGCCCAGATCAGTCACGGGAACATGATAGGTTATTCGCGGCAGGTGCAGGGGTGTGGGTAGCGGCAAGCAAAGGCGAAGTTGACACTTTTATCGAGTTCATTACGCGATGAAACTCCGCCCCTACCAACAGCTAATCATTAACCATATCCTCGAAAAGGAGCGCTGCAATGCTTTCGTTCCGATGGGCCTCGGTAAGACCGTTTCAACGCTCAAAGCCGTCGAAACTCTCGCCCTCGCTTCGGATGGTCCTACGCTTGTCCTTGCCCCGTTGCGGGTTGCGCAAAGTACGTGGCCGGATGAAGTCAAGAAATGGAAAATGGACCTTCCGATTACGCCTATCGTCGGCACCGCAGCGCAACGTGCGCAAGCATTACGGGACGATGCGGCCATCTTCACCACTAATTACGAGAACCTACCGTGGCTCATAGACTGGTTCAAGTACAACCCGCGCCCGTGGCCCTTCAAGACGATAGTGGCCGACGAAGTGACGAAGTTGAAGGGGTTCCGCACGCGCCAAGGCACGAAGCGTGCAAAGGCACTCGCGGAAGTCGCGCACAAGAAAGTAGACCGCTGGATCGGTTTGACCGGGACGCCTGCGCCCAATGGGTTGAAGGACTTGTGGGGTCCGATGTGGTTCGTGGATGGCGGCCAGAGGCTAGGGAAAAGTTTTACAGCTTTCTCGGAAAGGTGGTTTCGAAAGAGCTATGACGGCTTCGGTATGGAACCGGTCGCGCATGCGCAAGCCGAGATCCAAGCCCTGATTGGCGATGTTTGCTTGTCGCTTGATGCGAAGGACTACTTCGATTTGAAAGAGCCGATTCGTAATCGCATCGAAGTGCAGTTGCCGGCCAAGGCCATGCGCCAGTATCGCGACATGGAAAAGAAGATGTTCCTTGAACTGGAAGGGCATCTTGGGCCGACAGAAATCGAAGCGCTAAACGCAGCCAGCAAAACGCAAAAGTGTTTGCAGTTGGCGAACGGCGCCATCTACACTGATGAAGCCCGCCACTGGCAGGAGGTTCATGATGCGAAGATTCAAGCCCTTGAAGACATCATCGAAGAGTCGGGAGGTGCCCCTGTATTGGTTGCTTATCATTTCAAGCATGATCTGGCTCGTCTTACTGCCGCTTTTCCTCGCGGCCGCGTGCTTGATGCCAATCCAGAAACTATCAGGGATTGGAACAAAGGGAAGATTCCTATTCTTTTTGCTCATCCTGCTAGTGCTGGGCATGGTCTCAATCTTCAAGACGGGGGGAACATCCTTGTCTTTTTCTCAGTGAACTGGAACCTGGAAGAGCATCAACAGATCATCGAACGTATCGGGCCGACTCGCCAGGCGCAAGCAGGGCACAACCGGCCCGTGTTTTTGCACTACATCATCGCGCACGATACGGTTGATATTGACGTGCTGGAAAGATTGGAAACTAAGGCGTCCGTTCAGGACATTCTGATGAAGGCAATGAAGAGGAGAAAATAATGCGCGATATTGCAGCACTTATACAAGGATGTAACGACGCATCCGCAGCCGCGAGATTTAACACGCTGGAAGAACGCATCCGACAACTCGAAAAGCACATCCACTATCCGCACAACGAAACGGCGATGAAGGAAGCCGCGGCCCGCGCGCAAGCAACCGTCGATACCATACCGATGCGCAGCGACGTTGAAGCGATCCTGACGATGACGGCGTTTATAAAGCGCTTGCTGAGCCCGGAGGACTTCGCCTACGCCGTCACACTGGAAGTACGCAACGAAGCGCGCCGTGCACTCGCCATTAAAGAGAGGGAAGTATGAGCAGCGTCTACGACCACAAGAGTGCTATCAGCACCTATCGCGGAAAGTCAACAGAGAAGGAAATTCAGGACTTCTTCAAGAAGTCCACCCTGCAGCGTATCCAGGACGAGCGCGAGAGTCAGGCCGCCGTGGAAGACCTGCGGGCAGAGAACGCCCGCCGCCGGCTTCAGGATCAACGCGATCTTGACGCCGACTACCGCAACTACATCATTCCGGTCTAGTTGCTTGCTATCTTCTTGCTCTGCACGCTTTCCCACGCGTGCATACCGCCAAGCCCAAGCAGCCCCATAAGCACGGGCATCATCTCGGACATATCGGCCGCCTGCATCACTATGGGGTGACCGATAACCGACATCGCGAACTTCGCAACCGGAAGCCCCACCCAGTTCCACGCGAATGCCATACCGCAAACCCAAATGATGAAGGGTCGGCCGCCCGACACGAACGTCGAACTGTTCGCCGCCTCAACCTTGTTGATGTCCATCTGACCGGTGATCGCGGTGAGTTCGCCGGTTTGTTGCAGCTGCAAGAGTTGAAGCTTCGCCGCCGCCGCCTGCGCGGGGTCCGGCCATACGCGGTCGATAACCTGACCGACAACATTCGTTACTGCGGTGATCGGGTCGAAAGCAGCCATTACACGGCTCCTTTAAGCAAGTTGTTAGCAATCCGGTTCGCCCAGCCGTGCCCGAAAGTAGCCCACGTAGACAGATTGCCGAGATAGGTAAGCCGGTACGATAGGAAACGCATGACGATCTGACGCGCGTCAACGGCCTGCACAGCGGCTATCGTGACTGGGCCGATGATACCGTCTGCCTGCACGCCCGCAGCCTGCTGTAGCCATGCTGCGGGACGCCCGCCGTTGTAGGCGGCGTCGAACACCTGGAAGCCGATACGCGGGTCGAACTGATCGCAGTAATACTTGTCCCAGTATTGCGTTTTCGCGATTTGCTTGGCGGTAGCAAGTGACAGGCCGATCATCGGGCCGTCATAACCATTGGTGCGGGCAACAGCTTCCGTTACCCCATAGGCGGTGGCGCCGCCCGGATCGGCAGGATTGTTCACATAACCGCCTTCGTTGCCGATCAGCGCGACGAAGGCGTCGTCGAAGGCGCTCATTTGAAACCGTGCGTTTTGGAATACGCGTAGGCGAGACCGGCTAGCGCAGTGGATATGATGCCTCCAACCGTCCACTTCCCGACCGCCGCCCACTGTTTATCCAACCACTCGTTAAGTGCTTCTTTCATAGCGGCTTTCGCCTCTTCTTTCGTAAGTTGGCCCATATAGGTCATGACTCCGTACATTTTCATGCTCCTTTATGCCGTCACTACGGCGTCGGTTGAATAGACTCTCCACGCTCCGCCGCTGAAATAAACCGGCACCCCCGTACCCAGGCCCACTCCCTCTCCGACTTTGCGGCCGTTGGTTGCGTATGCCTGCTGCGACACTATTGGATTGTTGGGTAGAGTTGCTACCGTGAAACTACCGAGGTTACCGGCCCCAAACAACTTGAATAAGGTGAAGAACCACGTTTGCCACGGCGGATCTTCAAACTTGGATTTTGGATCGGGCGGCGTGCTGAGTCTGTAGCCCATATCAATAGTGCCACTCTAAAGCGTAGCCGAGGTCTTGAAGCACGGGAAGCTGCTTCTCTAAGCGCTCGCCGATATCGTCCCGCCAGCCAGGGGAGTGCGATATCTCTATGGTTTTTAACGCGCGTTTGGCGCGCTTCTGAGCCCCGTGTATGTCGAAGTCTGTCCCTGTTGCGATCAGCACGTAATCGCCGCACGTAACAGGGCCTTTCTTGTAGACAATTTTGTCGTCTTCCTCGTCAACCACGTCGCCGAGCATGACTTCGCAAAAGTGAATGTCTTCCGTCACCAGGCGTTCAGTGTTGTAAATCGGATAGCCGGTACAGTTCCGCTTGGTATACTGCGTGAAGGGGTAATCAGGAATGGAAACAACGATACCGATTGCGGTTTCGTCGAGCACTTCTAAAGTGTCTTCGCCACGAAGCATGTCGAGCATCCAATTTGCAGGATCGCCGGCGTGTAAGGCGCAAGAAATCGTAAAGCACGGCCAGCCGGGGCGGCTAGTAGCTTCAAGGGGCCACGGGACGCCTTTATCGTCAATAATGCAAGCCATATCGAAATAGCCGCGAAAGCTGATCGAGTGGAGGTAGGACGTGAGCGGCGTCAGGAGCTTGTCGGCGAGTTTTGACTCTTTGACATACCGCATGGCGGTGCCTTGCTCGCCGGTAGACACACCGCTGTCGCCAGGCAAATGCTTCTTGAATTCAGCGTTTTCTAAGAACCACTTTGACCAACCATTCTTACCGAACCAACCGCCGACCGCCATCTCGATACCGCCGACGAACGGTTGCAAAATGAAACCTTGCGTCTGCGGCTGCTCTTTCTTCCAACGGTCAAGCATGCCGATCATGTCGCGAGCGCTTTTGCTGACATAAGACAATGCCTTATCGACGTCACCATTCGGCTTGCTGACAAAGCGCTCCATCTTGTCTGCAACATAACGCTTGGCTTCGTCGTAGTCAGTGAACGCGGTCGAAGGCATCGTTTTGATGCCTACCTTTTTGAAAACGTCTTGCCCAAACTGACGGTCAAGTTCGAGTTTCGCGCCGGCTTTATTCGGGCCGAAAATCGGGTACCCCTTGGCGAAATAAGGTTCCAGTTCGTCCATCAGATTTGCGTTATCGCTGAGGACAATTAGCGATGCCCACCCCATGTGAGCGCGCCAGTCGGCGACTTTATGGACGTAGCCGTCGCCGATAGGGTTTCGCTTCTCACCGTTTCGCGGCATCACCCACAAGCGCACATCGTGGCCCACGTCAATGCAGCGCATAGCGAAATCGAGCATTCCCCCGACGCAATCCACCAACAGTATTTTCATGGTTGCTTAATCCTGATTGTTTGCGTAGAGTATAGCGCAAGGCTTGGCGGCCTCAAACAACGCAAGGCTTCACATGCCGGCTGACGGGTGCGTTCCCGTTCCGCCAACGTTCGAAAGAGCGAGCCGGCAGGTGAAGCCTTTTTCACGGGTGAAGCACCGACATGCCTCGCAAAGACCCCGCAGCAAGAAGCGCATACGAAAAAGAATGGCGCGAGCGAAATAAAGAACACCGCGCAGCGGTGAAGAAAGCTTGGGTTCAAGCAAACTTCGAGAAACAAAGCCAAAAACAGAAAGACTGGCGCGCCAACAACAAAGAACGCGTTCGGGCCAATCTTCAAGCCTACTACGCCGTCCACAAAGAAGGCATGCTTGAGCGAGCGAAACAGTACTACCAAGAAACGAAGCCCGAACGGGCGGCGGCCATGCGCAAATGGCAAAGAGAGAACGCCGGTAAGGTCAACGCCTATTGCGCCGAAAGGAATACCCGAAAACTGCAAGCGAGTCCGAAATGGGCGGACAAGGACGCCATCAAAGAGAAGTACGAGGAAGCCGCTTTCTTGACGGACATTCTCGGCGAACCTTACCACGTTGACCACATCGTGCCCCTGAAGTCACCTTTTGTTTGCGGCTTGCATGTCGAGTTCAATTTGCAGGTTATTCCAGGGTCGGAAAACTGCAGCAAACAAAATCGCCACTGGCCGGATATGCCTTGACATTCATTTTGCATTTGCTATACTGAAATCACACAAACAGGAGAAACAAAATGCTCGAAATCGCCGGCGGTATCATTCTTGCCTTCATCGTCATTTGCAACTTTGAAGCCGTATTCAAGTTCGCGTATTACGCAATCGCTATCGGGGTTATCCTCTTTATCGCCGCTTGCGGTATCGACCTTTTCTTCCGCCAAACGCACGACGATCAGCTTGTTTTTCTAGGCTTCTGCGCCTTCGCGGGTCTTCTGCTCTATTTCTACGTGAAGAACGATAACAAGAAGACGGCTAAGGAACTCGCGAAGATGCATTCCGAAGCCGTCGAGTATCATCAACGCTGAGAGTCGTCTCGCTGTGCGTTTAGATTCGACTGCTCGGTGGTCTTGGAGCTAGCAACGTTGCGAGCACGCGCGAAGTCCACGATTCGGTCAACCGCCTGTTTCGAGACGCCGGCATCTTTCAACCTCTGCACGCCGCCCGGTTTCGTTGCGATATCGATCATCGCAAGAGCTTGCTTCTCCGGGATCTTGAACTCATGCGCCAGGCGCAATGCGGTCCCGAGCCCTGGAATAGCTTTGCTCGCCGCCACGTTCACCCCGTGGGAGGCCATACGTGCCTCGTTTTCGGTGTGGAATTCCGCTTGGTGACTGCCGCCCTTGCTAACGTCAGCACTAACCCGCTGACGTGCGGCTTCCTTCATAAACACCTTGCGGATATCGTTGGCGCTCTTATCGCCCAAGACTTCCACGAGCTGCGGATCACGCATGCGGTCTGCGATCTTTGTCAGCGAACCCTCCGACATGCGGCCGGCGTCGTTAATGTACTTCTCTAACCCGTCAACCATGCCGAGCTTGGCGTATTCCTTCTGCTCTGCGTTCATCCCGCGAAACGCTTCAATGTCAGCATTCTTGAGACCAAACGCGTAGCCATGCCCCCATTGCTGTGCGCCCAAAATACCCGTCTTCGACTCTTCGCCGCCGAGTCGCGCCGCCAGTTGCTGAGCGTTCACGATGTTGCCGGTCTGCTGACCCTTAAGCGCGCGCTGCGCTGCGCTCAACGTGCCATAACGGATAGAGCCCGTGCCTTCGTCTTCAGCCGCCTTGCCGACAGCTTTTTGCAGATCGTCAAGCGCCGCTGAAGGAATGGAAGTAAGTTGACCGTCTTTAACGCGTGGTTTGGGCGCGGCCTGCAGATCTGAGATACCCGCTTCACGCCCTGATTTGAAATCGCGCATCGCGTGTTCGAACAACGGTTTGACTTCAGGGTGGTCGAGAATTCGTTGCAACTCAGGCGTAACCGCCACGCTTTCTGTTTTCGAAAGCGTGTACGTGTCCTTGCGCTGCGTCTGAAGTTTTTCGATGTTTTCAATCATCGATTCCTTCGTCCGCTGCAACGGCTGAGTATCGGCTACGCCGCCGGTGATTCGGCCGGCCTGCCCCGAAGCGTCCTGGCGCAGAGTGTCACCTAAGGCTTTCGCGGTGCCTTGAGTGCGACCGCCTTCTTTCCCTACGAGCGAAGCCACCTTCGGGCTGAAGTCGGCCAAGCGCCCGTCCGGGTTCGCGCGCATGTACTCCGCGAGTTCGGAAACGCTTTTGCCGTCTTTCTTCAGCGCGCCCTTCAACTGTTCGGCGGCTGCGCGACTCGCATCGAAGCCGATAGCGCCCATACGGTTCAGGAGCGGTGCCGCCAGCGTTCCGAGAGCGGAGAGCCCCAAGGATCCAAGTGCGCCAATCGCGGCACCTTCAACGCCTTTGCGGACGTGCTCGCCGGCGGATGCGTCTGTCGATACGCTGTTGGCCCCCATAGCGCCTCCCATAGCGCCTCCCACTGCCGCGCGGCGCGCGACAAGGCCCATGCCTGCCGCGCCTACTTTGGCGGCGTTGGCTTCACCTAAGCCTGGGATTAACCCGGTTGCGCCTGCTACGGCAAGATCGATCCCAAAGGCCGCTAAAGGATGGTCGGCCCTATAATTCTTCTCAGCATCGCGGATGCTGGCCTCCAGTTGTTTAGCGCCGACCCAGCCGGCTACGCTCGCAGCGCCACCTAACGTGGCGGACTGCAGTGCGGTTGCGCCGATGCCTTTCGCGTCGAGAGCACTCGTTTCCGGCTTTGCCGGCTGCGGTGCTGCTTTAGGCTTCACGCCGGGCGAAACTTTCGGCTGGTACTTTTGCTTAAGTGCCGCCACTTGCGCCGGTGACGCGCCGCCGTACTGCGCCACGCGCGAGTCGCCCGGGTCTTGGTACGTTACGCCGTCGCTGGTGCTGCCGAGATCGTCCGCCATTTAAAAATGCCCCTGCGAGAAAAACAAATGGAAATCCTTGTAGTCCGGGTTTGGTGAGCCGTCCTCGTATGTCGGGATTCCCGCCATGTTCGGCACCATTGTTTTGGACGACGGGTCGTAGACTTGCGTCGGCCCTAAAGCCTGCTCGTATTGACGCCACGCCATTACGCCGGACTGAACGGGCGCGTCAGGGTTCGATTGGCGATATTCATCGAGGAAGCCGTTTAACTGCGCTTGCGATGCCGCGCCCACGTAAAGACCGTGCGCCACGGCTTTGTTAGCTGCCGGGTCGAGCGTAAGATTCGGCTTTGCGCGGGCGAAATTAGAATACATGGCCGCAGTACTAGCGGAGCGCGCGCCGCCGTTGGCCGAAGCCATCGTCTGCATGCTTTGAATCAGGCTGTTCGTCAACTTCACAAACTCCTGTTGGTGCGCGTCGAGCAGCGGGCCGCCGATGCCTTCACGAATTCCCATGCCGATACCGCCGGTGCTAACAGATCCTTTGTCCACCATGACAAAAGCCTGCGCCGCCAAATCGCGGACGTTTTTAGCCCCCGCCACCGCCGGCGCATTCGCTTTGTCATAAGCGGCATTCGTGGCCGTGACTTGCTTTTGAGCCTGCTGAATCTGAGCCGGTGTCGTGCCAACTGGCGCCGTAGCAGCAATGGAAGGCGCAAACGGCACGCCCTTCTGTGTGAGATTATCGCGGCGCGCCTGGTCTTGGATAACCGACTGCTGTTGCGCGATTCGCGGTTGTGCTGCCTTCGCTTCGTCGCGCTGTTCCTTCTGCTGCTTAAGCTGAAGTTCCTGCTGCTTGATCGCGTTGGCCTGCTGGTCCTTCAGCGTTTCGGTGCGGCTCGCGAGAGTCGCAATTTTGTTCCGGTCCTGCTCGTAGTCGCCAGTCAGCCCAAGCCCAGCAACGGCCGCCCGCATGGCGGGGTTCTGCTGAATCTGCTGCTGGAAGCCGTTGTACGAGCTTTGATCGTTCACGCCTACCGCCAGTTCTGCGGTTTCTTTATTCGCGTCCTTCTGGACTTTGAACGTTTTTTCCTGCAGCGTTTGTTGCTGCTCCTGAAGCTTTTGCGCCTGCGCGTAGAAGTTTGCCGCCAGTTCGGGGTGCCCGTCGCGTTCCGCCGACTGCGCGGCCGATAGCATCGTTTGAATCTGCCGACCTTGCGCCTGCACCGCCTGCTGGAAAGCAGGAACGGGCGTAGGCGCGCCCGCGTTCACGCGCGCATCGATGTTCTCGGCCGGCGTCGGTTGCTGCTTCGCTTGATCCAACTGGTAGGCCTGCGAGAACTGCTGTGCGCCTTTCTGAACGCGCGGAATGAAAGCTTTCGTTTCCGGGTTGTCGGGATTTCCGCCGGGGCCAGCATTCCAGTACGCGAGCGCCTTCGGCATGTCGCCGCCGGCCTTCTGGTACATCTTCGCGAAGTACGACATGGCGCCGTCAGGATCTTTCGGGTCGAACGGCTTCAGGCCGTAACCCGGCGCCGCCGCCGTGGTCGGTTGAACCTGGAATAGCCCTTGCGCCTTCTGCCCGCCACGGGTCGGCCCTTCGGCGTTCGGATTACCGTTTGATTCGGCGTGCATCAGACCGTACGCAGTCCCGGCGGGCAAGTTGTATTTACTATCCAAACCGGCCAACTGCTGGACGGAAAGCGGACCTGACGGTTTGAAATTGCCGTAGGTGACGCTACCGCCTACCGCCGACTCACCCGGACCAAGCGAACCGGGGGGTGCCGAGGTCTGCCCCTGCCGTGCGGGCCCGGCTTGCTGTGCCGCCTGCTGACCTTGTTGAGCCGGCGCGCCGGAGTCATCCTGCAGTGCGTTCACCCAATACTTATGCGTCAGGTCAGCATTCTGAAGGGCCTGTTGCTGCGCGGTGTTCGCCATCTCTTGCTGTTGATTCGCGAGTTGGCCCTTCTGAAGATCCTGCGCGCGCACCTGGCGCGTGTAAGCCAGATCCTCTTGACCTTTCGCGTAATCGCCGAACCCCTGCGCGATACCGGTAAGCATCGGCCCCCACAATTTAACGGCCATTTAAAACCCCCAAGTGTTGCCGGTGCCGCCCATGGTGAAGCCGCTCGTATCCATGCCGGCGCTTGTGCCGAACAGCGCGCCGCTGCCGCCAACGTCGGTGAACCCCGACGTGCTGTTCCCGAGCCCGGAGTTAAACCCGGCCGAGTTCACGCCGCTTGTCGTGCTGCTGCCTGAGCCGAGCCCGTTCAAGATGTTGCCCGCGCCGCTCGCCCACTGGCCGATACCTTGGCCGACAGACCCGTAAGCCGAATTGACGTTGCCGTACACCTGCGCCTGCGCGGCGGCGGCGGCCGTGGGCGAACCCGAAGACAAGCCGGAAAGCTGCGCCAACTGGTTGAAGCCTAGTTGATTCTGCGACATGCCACTCTGATTCGCGCTTTGCAACTGGTTGAAGCCTTGTTGGTTCGCCGCCATACCGTATTCGGCTGCGCCCAACTGCTGACCGAAACCCTGCTGCTGCTGCGAGGCTGCTTGACCGGAAAGGCCGCTCAGTTGCGACAACTGCGTGTTGTAAGCATTCTGCCCGAACGTCTGCCCGAAGCTCTGAAGCGCGGCCATCTGATTCCCGGACGCGTTCAAGCCCTGCGCGGCCAGGGTTGAGTTGACCGCGTTTTGGCCTTGCCCGAACGCCGCTTGATACTGCGGCGTGTTGTAAATGCTACTCGGATTCGCAATCAGGTTCGATATTTGCGAATTGATCCCCCCAAGGTTCAGCCCGTTCAATCCGGCTTGCCCCTGGTTCGCAGCGGCGTTCACACCCGCTCCTGAATTAAGCAGATTAACCGACGACGTGTTGGCGTAGTTGCTCGTATCCGTCTGGTTGACGTTGTAAGGGCTGCCGTAAGCGCCTGCGCCCGCCTGCCCTGCCAGTTGAGCCCCGAACTGCTGATTGTATTGGCCGAACGGGTTTGCAGTTTGCGCAAGCTGGTTGCCGAACTGCTGCGCCTCTTGCGCCGACAGCGCGCCGCCGGCGATATTCGCCGCTCCTTGCGCAACTTGACCGCCGCCGGAAGACCCGCCGCTACCCCCCACGGCGCCGAGGACGGCCGCGCCTGCTCCAATCCATGCTGCCGGCATTTAAGGCCCCTTCTCGATCAACACTTCATCAATGTTTTCGGTTTCCGTCGTACCGTGCACGCAAAACCACACAATATCGCTCAAAGCTGTGATTTTATGCTCAACGCCAGCCGGAACGGTCATTACGTCGCCGGCCTGGTAGAACCAGGTGCGGTCTTCGGCTTCCGCCTTCGCGTAACCGCTGCACAGAATGCTGAAGTGCTCATACGCGTGCTTGTGGGAGCCGATAACAAAACCGGATGGTGCGCTCATTTTGCGCAGATAAACCGGATTGCCTTCAGTCGGAAAGTAGTGTACCACTCCAAGGGTTTCGTCCAAAGTCATCGCTTGTACCGCCTTTCGTAATCGTGTGTACGCAAACACACACACATAACGATATAGTCGCTGTCGCTTTTGTTGACCACTGAATGGTCAACCGTATTCAGGAACCGGTGAACATCACCCGGTCGATCCTCAATCGCCTCGTCTTTGTAGACGAACGCCGCGCCGGGCTGCCCCTGGATGCAGATGTTGAACTTGTCGTAATAATCGACGTGCCAGCCCCAATCCTTATGCGGGTGGATCTGTTTGCCGGGCTGCACGCACCAAATGAATACGCCGCCAATGCGTTCGGCCTCTACCCGCCGCGCCAGGTCGAATACCAGTTGGCGAACCGCCGGCAGCGCGTAGAACGCGGGATACCAAATCGGCTCGTGCTCATAGTTGAATTCCGCCCAGTCGCCCGACTTCAGGTATTCGGTTTTGTCGTTATACCGCACCCAAATATCATCGCTATCCCGATGGGGGCCGTTCGGCCCCAGGCGCTCGGTGTCCGCGTTCCACAGTTCGGGATGTTGGTGCAATTCAAGCGCGAGCGGCGTAACGTCAACGCCTTGGGCGATCTTCAGGAAGTTTTTCATCGTGGCGCGTAAATGGAAGGAAAGCCCCAAGGCGTCTGTTGCTGCGTGTTGCGCATAGGGTCTTGAATCTTGGAATTGACGGCCTGCGCAGTGACGTTCGCGGCTAGTTGGGTCGCAGAAGGCGAAGCGACCGGCGGAAGCGCAACCGGCGGCGCTGTTACTTGCTGGTGTAGCGCCGCTAACTGGTTGCCGAACGACGAACCCATAGGCGCTTGCTGTTGTGGCTGCAGGCCTGCCTGCTGCTTGGCGAAGTTCTGACTTACGAGCGCTTGCATAGCGTCGCCGTTGCTTTTCGAACCACCCCCGCCGCCTGACGCTGCCGGCGCACCGCCGCCCGCCTTCTGCTGGGCTGCAGCGGCTTTTTGGGCTTTCGTCATGCCCATGCTCGTGCCAGTGAACCCTGTCGCATCTTTAACTGGGTCGATACCGGTTATGGCGCCAATCGGGTTCACAATGTCGTCAACGACGCCGCCCATCACAGCCCCTTGTAGTAAATTCGTTCAGTCTCAGTGAAGCCCAACCACTCCAGGATCTTCCCGAACGGCAAACGCGAAGTGCTGCTCATGTACACGCCTTTGGCGCCTGCGCTACGCGTGGAGTCGGCCGCGAACCGCAAGAACCTGACTCCGGCGAATCCTTTGCGGCATCCGGGTTTCAGATAGGTCGCGTCGCTAAAGGCCATCACCGTGCTTTTGTAGTGCTGCGGCGCCCGGATAACGAAGATGTGGTAGCCGACTAGATACCCGTCTTGCCTCGCCACCGCCACGTGCAGCATTCCCGCGCTTTCAAGCTGCAAATACCGTTCGTAGTTTACATCAAGCGGCAAGCTGTCTGTATCGTGCGCCACTTCCGCCCAGTGCGCGGGGTAGAGCAGGCGCATTTCCTCTATCGCATCCGAGTAAGCCTCAACTGAGAATTCCAGGCTCACAACGGCCCCTCCTGCATGTTCGGCAACTCGATCTGGTAGAAACGCACCTGGAAGCCGCCGATATACAGGAGCGAGAACGAGCGTCGGCGCGACGCCGCGCACCGCTTAAGCATCGACCGGGGCGCGCCGAGGTTGACCGGTCGGAATGATCCGAAACTCGCGAAGTCGTTATCTGAGTACCCGACGTACGCCGTATCCTGCACTTTGTCAGCGATTACCTCGATATGCGGGAAGAATTTCTCGTTATTCGACCCAAAATCACCCGCATTCGTGCGCAAAAGGCCGTAAATAAGCATCCCGTTATCACTAGAAACGCCTTGCTGCATCTGGTAAGTTATGCCGTTGGTAGCGTCCAAGAGGTAGTCGATATTGTTCGCGAACGCGTAGAAAACCGGGCTAAAGAAGTTCTGCAGATACGGCGTGATCGTCAACTGCCCGAGCCCGGTCGGCGTTCCGGTAGCGCCCGTCTCCGCGTCAATCGTGAACGTGTTTATCGTTTGGCTGTTGATACCTCCGCCCGCGCCACCCGTACCCTGCGCGTAGGTGATCGTATTCGTGTCAACGACATTAGCGACAAAGGTTCCGAGAAACATCGGCGCCGAATTGCCGCTTGTGACTTTAACCACTAGTGGGTTATTCAGGCCGTGATTCGGTAAGTTCACAGTCACGACACCTTTCGCTACCGAAGCGCCGGCCGCGACTTGCGGCGTACCGAGCGCCGAACTGGACCAGCGCGACCACATATTGGCCTGCGCGTTGTAAACGAGCGTGCAATTGCTGGCGGTGAGCGTCAGAACGTAGAACGCACCGCCGTTGATCTCGATGTAGTACGCGAACACCGTGGAAGCGACAAGCGCGTCGGCATTCAGTATCTTTTCGATGAATTCATCGGAAATCGGCTGCGGTGAAAGGCCGTTCATCGTGTAGACTTTGCGGCCCTTCTGGTGCGTCTGCCCTACCCAAAACAGCGTATTCTCGCTCGAAACCATCGAAGTGCCGACAGCGCAACCGACGTTCACGACGGCCGAAATGTTCGGCAACAAGGGGGAACCCGGCGGCGTATTGCCCGCGTCATAAAAGAACGTGGTCGAGAACGTGCCGAACGACGCCACGTAGTTGTACAGGCGCGTAACGGCGGCGCCCGGGTCAGGCGACAGGCTGCCGTTGATCGTATTCAGCGCGGCCCACGTGGCGGGCGTATTCAGGTTGCTGTTGGTGAGAATACCGCCGGGCGTGAGCACGAACACGTAGCCATCAAGCCAGGCGACGCCCGGAACTGTAGTTGCCGGGTAGTTCACATCGGTTACTTTCGTGAGAAGCGTTCCATTCCATATGTACGCCGCCGAGTTGTTCTTCAGGAAGACTGCCGTGCCGCCCTGGCCTGTCAACGTGAACTGATATTGGCTTGTTGCGTCCACTGCACCCGAAGCCACGCCATCCGAATAGAACGTCGTGCCGATAACCGATAAGACGTGCGTGCCGAACGAGAACAGGCCAAGCGCTGCCGCTGCGGTATTCGTGAAAACAGGCTGAATACCGAACCGGCGTTCGGAAAACACGCGGCCGTCGCTGTTCTTCGTCGCGTAGTAGTTGTACATGACGGCGTCAGCCGCCATCGTGGAATCACGCGTCGAGATGGTTTGCGCCCAAGGGATGCGCGGTGTGTTATCAGCCACGGTAGTTGGCGTATCCTCTGCGATCCGGCGTGAAGAAGGTTGGCGCCTCCTCTTGATCCCAGTTCAACATGTCTTCGAGGTAGCGATTCGCGTTGCGCTCCACGCGCGCGGCGACGCTCTCCGGCACGAAGTATTCAGGGAGAAGTTGCTCGGCCAGGCCCCATTTTATCGCGTTCGTCCACTCGATAGGGAAATCGAAAGCGTCCCCTGAATTAAGCACGTCGGCGATAGGCCGCTGGCAAGTGAGCGTGACGATGTTCGGGAATGAGTCCGGCGCGAGATACAGACTCAGCACGCCGTTATTCAACTGCGGATCGTAGTAATAGCTGTTCGGCGTGCCCTGCGCGCCCTTCTGCCCCAACTGGTCGTACTCTTGCCGGGAGAGCTGGATCAAAGGCACTTCGAGCGCGGGTTGACCGGCATTGACGTACTGAATCCGCGCCATCGGGATGCGCAGCACGCGGTAAAGGTTCAAACCTGCTGTAGGTGACGCGGGGCCAATCAGGTACTGAATTTGCCCTTGCACAACCGTGAAAGGCAAGTCCGTCACGCACCACAGCGGATAGTTCTTGCTCATCCAGTACTTGATCATCATGTTTAAGGACTGGGAAGCGTTGTTCAGGTCCGTCTGCGGCGGGGGCGTGTCGTCGTTAAACTGCCCGATCAAGCGGAAAGCCGCTTGAATTAGCGTTTGCTGGTTGACGGTGAAAGTGTAAGTTGCCATTAACGAACCCGCCTAGCTTTCATGAAACCTTGCGAACTGTTCGAACCGCTAGCGAAAGCTATCTGTGCTACGAGGAAAACAGTAGCTGGCGCAGCTAGGCTAATTCTCGCAGTGGGCGTAGGACCCGCCCACCCGCCGTTCGAACCTAAGCCCCCCGTTGTCAAGCGTGAATAGTTACCTATTCCAGATAAGACACCCGACACGAGGCTAACACTTGCGATCACATCGGTAATGCTAGCGCCTCCCGTTCCGGACGTCACGAAGGTGCCTTGCACTTCCCAATCCCCTGCGGTTAAATTAAGCGCGGTTGCGTTCACAGGGGAACCGCTGGTAAAAGCTGCGATTAACCCCGTGTTGCTCAGGTACTCGCCCACTGCTCCGGGGTTTGCGTTGTCAGTCGTTGCTGTGCCGACAATGCCTAGAGTAGTTGACGGCGTAATCGCCACATTTTGGGCCGAAAATTGCCCTTCGGCTGCGTTCTCCCAACCCTGCATCTCAAGGCGAATAGCGCGCTGCGAAACGATATCGCCGGAATTCCATGAGAGGGCGGAAGTACCGTCTTGGCCCCGCACAATCGAAAACACGTTACCGGAAACCGCAGTCACCTTAACGATTTCGATAAGCGTTTGCGTCGCAGCGTCCGTCAACGTCACGTAGAACACTTGGGGCGGCACCGGGTTCGGGAACAGTGCGGCTTGGCCTGCGTTCAGTGTGAGCGTCGTCTGAACGTTGGTGATGCCTCCGTTCAGGGTGCCGGCGGCGTTGTTCGCGTAGAGGATGTTTGCCATTATCGGATTCTCCTAGCGCGAATGACTGCGGCGGCTGTTGCCGTGCTTACCGTGAATTGCGCATCGGCTACCGCAAAAACCGTTGTTGTCGTCACAAAGCTATACCGCAATGGGGGTAGCGCTTCGGTAATCGTCGCACTTGCACTTGTCGTAAAACCTGCCTGCCAAAATGATCCTAAAGGGCCCAGCGTTGCGCTCGTAGTCGAACTGCCGCCGAGCATGTTGGTGAAAGTAGTTCCGGCGGCCCCTACGACCTGTACAACGCCGGTCACGTCCCAATCGCCCGCCGTCAAGCTGATTGAGGTGACATTCGCGACCACCGTGGACGTGAGAGATACGCCTGAGGCTGTCGCCGTCACGAACTCGCCCACACTACCCGCGTTCGCATTGTTGTTCGTGGTCGTGCCGACAATGCCGTTTGTTTGACTTGGCGTAAAGTTGCCTGTACTGCTGAGTGTCGTGAACGCGCCCGTGCTCGGCGTAGTTGCTCCTACCGTTGTGTTGTTGATCGTGCCGCCGGTGATAACCGGATTGGTTGACGAGACCGCGCCAATGCCGAGCGGCGTCTCCGCGATCCAAACGTCGGTTGACCCGTCCGTCATCAGGGTGAGTGCCGTTGAGTTGTTCGTTCCTTGCGGCAGCACAACGCCCGCGCCGGTCGATCCACCCGCACCGTTACTGATCTTCACCGTTATGGTGAAAGCGCCCGTCGTGTTGTTGACGAATTCCGGCCGGCGCGATGCGTTGTTGAAAGTGCCGTTCGCCAGAATGTAGGTGATATTGCTCGTCAGAATACCTGTGAGCGTAATCGTGCGCTGCCCCGGCGGAACGTCGGATGCCTGCGACGAAGCGCCTGTGGTGTACCCAGTGCCGCCGTACATTACCGAGACGCCGCCGGACTGCACTACGCCGCCGATAACGTTCGTGATGCGCACGCGCGCATCGAAGTTGCCGCCGGTGACAAGCATCATGTCGCCCACGGCGTAGCCCGTACCCCCGTTCACAACGGACAGCACACTGCTTATGACGCCGCCCGAAGAGAAGATAACGAACGTCAAACCAGTGCCTGTTACCGCCTGGTTGAATACGCCCCCGCCCGCTACGTTGAGAGGGACGTTCGCGGAGAATCGAATAATTTGTTGGTTGACAAACTGGTCGGTGGCTACCTGCGTACTGTTCTCAATACCGTTGCCCGTTACCGCCGTGGCGGCCGCGCTCAAGATCGGATTGTTAGCGAAAGCCGGATCAACGCCCGCACCTTGCGATATGAGCATTTGCCCGAGCGTGCCGGGGCCGACTGAATTGACCGGGTTCGTGCCTTCGCCGATCAACACACCGTTAGCGGTGAGCGTCGTGCGCCCCGTGCCGCCCTGCGAAGCCGGGACCGTGCCGCCGGGGAACACACCTGAGAACAACTGCGTCATGGTGTACTGCGCGAGCGTCGGGATGCTTCCGATTAGCTGGTAGCCAACCACGAAGTCACCCGATTGAAGCGGCAGGCGGGGAGTCGGGAATTGTCCGAAGTTGATCGACATTAGGATCTCATGGAATTAGCGGGCCGCCCTGAGTGTAGAACACCGTCTGTTGGTCCTGGATTTCCAGTCCCTGCCCGGGTAACCCCGGCTGCACCGAAGCGAAAACGCCGGGCGGCAGCACTGTCGTCGGAAACGCGACCATTATATCGTTGACAAACGATTCCATGTACTCACCGTAGAAATCGGTGATCGCGAACGTGACCGGGTTGGTTACGAATTGCGGTTGGACGTCAGGACGACTCCACGGCACGGCTTGCGGGTCCGGGATGCCGCGCACGAAGTCTTGTGGCTGCCGAATGTTCCAGTCCTGCCGGCAACACATCAAGCCGTCCCAACGCTGTTTTAAGTCGCCTGAGTGGTATTTCATTCCGCAGACGTCGCACAAGACCAACCACTGCCCCTTCTTGTAGTAGTCTGCTCGTCCCATAATTTAAGGCATGTCCGGCCAGTGAAGGTTTCGTTTCTTCCAGTTGTCAACCGCTGGAAGGACTTGCAGATTATCTTCGCAATGCAGACCGCACACTAACTTTGACCGCAAAGGTACGACGTGGTCTACGTGGTGCAGTACGCCGCTCATCTCTGTTGCTTCCCGCGCCATTTCGTAAAACATAGCGATGTAGCGCTGATCTGCCCACGCTGGGGTCGCTTTTATCCGCCGGGCATTCCGCTCTCTTTGGCGTTGCGCGTCGTAAGGCTTGTTGTCGGCGCGCCACGCGCGTGTTCTTTCGAGCATCAGTTCGCGGTTCTCGTCGCGGTATTTAACTACGGATGCCTTAGCTTTTTCCGGATGGCGCTCGCGGTATTCGGCGCTCCAACGAGCCGCGCACCCCGGGTCTTTTGCGTTCCGTTCCCGGCGCCAAGCGTTGTAGCACATCTTGCAGTAAGACTGGCCCTTGGTGAACATTTCCAAGGGTTTATCCGTTTCGCATTTCGGGCAGGTTTTCATTGGCTAATTATACCACTCGCCAATATCTTACGCCGGGTTGAGACCGTTCTTCACAAGCATGAGCGTGATCGTCCACGCGCCGTACGTGGCGGGGAAATTCGTGGTCGAAATACCGATACCGCCCGTCGTGCCTGCGATTCCGGTTTGCTGGTACAGGCCGCCGAACTGCTTGAAATACTTGTTCGCGCGCCCGATGCAGCTGTAAAACTCAACAGGTACGGTTGCGTCCCAAAACAGATCCACGCGCGAGCTCGCCTCGGCCTGTACGTCCCACTCAATCAGATCCACGCGCAAGGATGCGGCGTGCTGCTGCGTTGACTGATTCACCAAGCCGAGGTTGGCCGGCAGAATGAGTTGGGTGTAAGCGAGGTCTGTGCCGCCGGTGCCGGGGTTTGCGCCTATCGCGCCGTTGTTTCCGTTGACGAGCAGAATTGCGTTGCGCGGGCCGTCTTCTAGAACCCGAACAGTAAATGTTGCGGCCATGTCTTTTCCTTAAACGCCTAGCGTTACCGAGATTCGAAGCTGCGCCAGATCCGCCGGCGCGGGGTCGAATGTGCTCGTCAATGTCTGCCCGCTGATCGCACCAGTTACCGTGCTGCCGTCGTTCATCGTGATTGTGATGAGCCGTTTGGGAACCGTGGTTCCCGGCAGGCCGTTCGCGATGAACAAAGGGGCAAGATACGTGTCAAGCGTGGCGGTTTCCCCGTCGCCGATAATCGCGACAACTAAGGAGACGGGGAAAGTTATCATGCTTAACGCTCGCGGAAGGCGCCCACGAAGTCGGTCGTCAAGCTGAGCACAGACGAGTTGCCGGTCTGGACCGCAACAATCGGAGCGAGGACCGTAGCTTGCAGCGTCGTCAGCAACGGCGCCGTGCTCACGATTGTCGGTGCCCGGTTCGTCGAACCCGCCGAGCCGTTTCCGCTCTGCGGAACGTAGCTCACCAGTGACGGCGCAACCGAACCGCGAACGGTCGGCGCAACGCCGCCGGCTGAGCCGCCGGTGACTTCGAAACCGACGTCAAGCGTCACGTTGGCGGCCAGGGTATACGCTGTCGTGGGAAAGTTCGTCGAAGTCACCACGCTGTTGTTCGCCACGTTCAACACAAGCTGAGTCGTGCCTGAAGCCTTCGAGATCCAGATTCCGTTAGCCGGCGTGCCGGTGAAAGGCGTTGCTGCGGCGTTGGGGAAAAGGCCCGCGATCACTACCGAATTCGTCACGTCGGACAGCGACAAACGCGCTACGAAATACAGCTTCTTGCCCGCTACGGGCTGAAATGACGACGCAACACGCTGGATCGAGACGAAACTCAAGGCGGAGGCCGCCGTCGTCATCACGAAGTTACCGCCGTCCAACGTGATGCTGAGTGCGGCCGTGCCGGTAGCGTTGGTCACCGTCCAGCCGTCAGTTGCAGCAGGCAGAACGTCGAAGTCATCGTAGAACTGGTGGTAGAAAAACGGGTTTTCTACGCCCATGCCGGCGAACATCTGCCACGGTGCAGCATTCGAAATACCGCCCGGAAAACGAACTGGTGTGACCATTATTTAACTCCGTCGAATCGCTTCTTTCCAGCGCCTTTAATGAAGGCGTAACAGGCCGAATCGTGGCCGGGTACGCTGGGAGGATTCTTTACTACGCCCGAAGGCGTTTCAATCGTCTTGCTTTCGGTGCCGACAATCCGGCGGCCGTCTTTCAACACATCAGGGCGGTTGTTCTTGTTCATGTCAATACACCGTCTTTTTGTGCTTGATGCGCGCGCTGCCGGTCTTCTTGGCGGCGCCTCGCCCAGCCTTGCCGGCCTGGAGCAATTTCTCCGGTCCCGTCATCGAAATGGAACCCTTCGGTTTCATCTTCTTTTTCGGGCTGTGATCGGCGATTACCGACCGGGATTTCTTTGTTGCCATTTTACTCTCCTAATCGGAAAATCGGGGCCGAAGCCCCGATCTCGCTTACGGACCTACCGACGCAAAAACACCACGCCAATCAGCCATGCCCACCGAATAACGCTCGTAGGCCTTATACTTCATATTCCCAGTGTCGAAGTCCCCGTCATCAGCATATTTTATCGGATTCCGCTGGAACAAAATAGGGCCTTGCTTTGCCATGATGTTCGTACGGATGAAGAACGTATGCGGCGCCGACAAATAACGGTTCATCTTGATGCCCTCGGGGAACATATTGAGGTACTTCAAGGCGTTGATATCGTTATTCGCGGTGCCGCTTTGGAAAGTCGACTTCAGAATCCGCTGCGCGTTAAACATTTCCTGCGCCGGCACGATCAGCGAACGGGGCATCAACGCAATGCGGTTTCCGCGATCGTCCGTGGTCAACCACATCTGGATCGTAAGATCCTCAAGCGATGCTTCCGACAAGTCGGCGGGAACCGTCAACGTATTGGAAGCCGTGCCGCCGCCTTGGAGCGGATGCGCCGTCGAGATGATCGGCACGCCGTCCGAACCGTTGGTCGTGGGCATGTTGTTGTAGAAGTTCGCAACAATCGTTTCCTTGGTCTGGCGGAACGAGAAGCCAAGAGCTTCAGCGCGCTCTGCGGCGACCTGGGGATACAGGTTGTCGTCAATTTCTTCAGTGGTTACGATGTAACCCAGACCGTAAGCGATGTGGATAAAGCGGGTGATGAAACCCTGCCATTCCGAATCGTACATGGTCGGCGTGCCTTCAGGCTTGGCCGGCGCCGGCGCGAAGCCGACGATTTGCACGATTTCTTCGTACGCCTTCTTGGACGAGAAGACGTCAACGAGGGGCTTCCACTCCTGAGCCGTTTCGTTGTAGCCGCGACCAAATGTTGCAAACAGTCCCGGCCACAGCAGTTTCGGTTCTGAGCCTGTGGTAATTACTCCGCCTGCCATAGTGTTTCTCCTTTAATGGCTTAGATTAAACACCGGCGACGGAAGCGCCGCAGAGTTCGTGGTTGTTGATCTTGACAATCCATTTGGCGAACGTGCCGAA